CGTTCGGGTTTCATAAAACAAAGGTAAGCAAAGGTAGCTAATTTTAAAACTTAACAACCAGAAATTTCCGCTGAGCCCAACATCTCCAGTGGAGTCGCGGGGGTGGAAAGCCCACCCTTCTCTACTTCTACCATAGAGGACGTAAGTAGCTGAAAAGCGAAAATGGATTAGAAATTTTCATTCTAATCCATTTTCGCTTTTGGAGGTTCCTGGCGGATTTTGTTAAAGCTTGAGCCTCAATTTATATAACATTGCTTTGTTCTACTTTTGTTCGATTGAGATACTTTATTGGCTTTCTATTTAACCAAATTGTCATCCTCTTTTTGAGAGAGCAGAATCTGAATAGTTCTTTCTTTCTCTTCTAAAATTTTTTTTAGATATATATTTTCCTGGTATAAACTCATGGTTTCATTTTCATCTTGCACTGTTTCTTCCTTTTGGGGAGTATCCCACTTTACATCCCTATCAAAAAAGTAATCAATCGGAAGTTGAAAAAAGTCAGCTATTTTTTCTAGATTGCCCGCTCGGACATTGCTTCCTTTAATTATACTATCTAATCCTACAGGAGTTATATCAAGGTAATCATATAAATCCTTTTTCTTTTTTCTCCTTTCAATTAGTAAATCGGTGATTCTTTGACCTTTAAACATATTGTTATTTATATTGATTCTAAATATATAATATATACATTAAATAGTTTAATATATTCTTTGTATTATGCAATAAATACCTTAAGTTTGCGATATAAATTTAAAACTAAAAATTAGATTAACAATGGAAAAAGAAGGAAAAATAAAAAAAATGGGGCCTAGGGACCAATTTGGTTTATTATCCAAGGATGACAAAGTTAAGTTTCGCGATGAATATCTTCTGATGACAGGTATGCCTTATCCAACCTTTTATCAGAAATTGCAAAATGATGGTTTTCGCCCATTAGAATTGCGGGCTTTTAATGACATGATTCAATATTACATTTCAAATCATAATAACTAAAGCATTACAGATAATATCCCAAATCCCTTCTGTCAAACATAGAAGAGATTATATAAATCATTTCCGGCAGTCGAAGCCCTTGGAAGGAATTTTCTTTACGGACTTTATGCAGGATATTGTTGAAAGGAGATTACGGCGAAAGTCGGAGCACTATCCAGCTGTTTATGATGCGATAATAGGTCATATCAACAGATTTTCTCAATTATATGATTGTGACATATACACTAATTCTGTCACAGAAGAGTTCCTTGACGATTTTATCATTTATCTCCAAAATGAGGGTCTAAGACATAATACTATTGTAGGGTATGTACAAAAAATACAATCTATGGTTCGTAAAGCCTCACAATATAATTATGCAGTGGATACCACATACGATGAAATAAATATGCATGAAGAGGAATCACATGCTGTTTTTTTAAGTATGAATGAGATTGCTCGTATATACTATTATAAATTTATCCATCAGGATAAACGTAGGGCGCGTGAACGTATCAGAGATTTGTTTGTAGTGGGATGTCTTACAGCTCTTCGTTATTCTGATTATTCAACTCTGACAAAGGATAATTTTCAGGATGGCTTCATAATAAAGCGCACAAAGAAAACTAATGTGACGGTCAGGGTTCCAATGCATGATTATGTTCGTGAGATTATAGCTAAATATGATGGGGATATTCCTAGTGGACTTTGTATACAGTATTTTAATAAATATTTAAAGGTAATAATGAAGGAGATAGGGCTAACAGATAAGATTACGTATTCCTATACTGTAGGGGGATTTTTAAAAACCGTAACAAAGGAAAAGTGGGAATTGATAAGCAGTCATACGGCAAGAAGGAGTGCAGCTACAAATTTATATATGACAGGGAGAATGAAAACATTGGAGATTATGAAACTTACTGGTCATCGTAGTGAGCAAAACTTTTTTCGGTATATCCGGCTCACTCAGGATGATACAGCAAGGTCGATCAGCGGAGATAATTTTTGGAAAAAATAAGTTTTAAAGATAGAAGAGTACAGTTTAGGTAAGCCGCCTTAATCTGCGAAGACGGAAACGGCGAATTTGGGTAATTGGTCTAATGGTAAGATGGACGATTATGTTTGTAGGATAAAGGTTCGAATCCTTTATTACCCACTATTAGTATAGAATAATCAAAATGAGATAAAAATGATTAGAGCAAGATTTTTTGTAGAAAAGAAAAAATGTGATGGAGATTATCGTCCATTAATATGGCCCATTCAATACCCATACTGGTGTACAGGTGAGAATGACAGATTTTTTATTTTAGTCGCTTATGTTAATGACATAGATGAACTGATGAACTTATGGCCAGAAGCATCTGATGTTTACATTGAAGAAGTGGATAAGATATTCTTCTCTGATAGGTTTCCGAAGCCTGATTGGTACAAAGAGGATTAATTCAAATTTGAATAGATATGAATATAGACACAGAGTTTAATGTAGGTGATAGTGTATGTTACCTAAGTGGTGACAAAATATATCATACCACCGTTGGCAAAATAACTATTGAAATATCCTATGAGGATCATAGCTTTTTGATGGTTTACAAACTATCTGACGGTGTAAGTGTATCAAGAAATAATTATCCACAATGGGATAAAAGGCTTTTTAGAGACAAAAAGAGTTTAATAAAATATTTATCAGAATCATAACGATATAATTATGAATGAAGTTAGAAAGCTATATAACAATGATGGATGCGTTCTTAAAGAAGCGTCTAGCAATGACTATGAATCATGGAGTTCAGCAAGAACACTTGGTCCTACGGAAAGAAGGGAAGAATACAGAAACCTATGTTATAATTTTGAATATGAGTGGGGAACTAATATCCCTCACTGTGCAAAGAAAGGTGTATGTGATGAGGATTGTGAATACATGAAAAATTTTAAAGGATAAGATATGAAACAGACAGTAGAAGAAGCGGCAATAAGCTCACAATGCGAAATGGGCTGTAAAGATTGCCCTAATCATGCACAGGCATATGATGGATATTATAGTAGCAGAAATGTTAAATGTCCTTTTATATTAGGTGCCGAATGGCAGTCGAAGCAATCTCCTTGGATAAGTGTTAAGGAGCGGTTGCCGGAGCCTAACAAGGAAGTTCTTCTTTATGATAATAACCCCATCCGGCATTATGTCATAGGATGGCTGCGGAAAGATAAAGGATATAACAAAGGCATGTGGGCACTCTCCAATGGTTGGATTGAAGATAAGGATATAACCCACTGGATGCCGATTGATAAACCAATAACCGAGTAATTATGAATGAAGTAAACTTTAATGGAATGTTCGGACAGCAAGGTTGGATTTGTCCGAAGTGTGGAAGGGTATATTCACCTTTTACACGAATGTGTTTGTATTGCGGAAATAACAATTCCGAAAATACATTTACATCTGCAAATACACCTACAATAACTTTCGATGATATACTCGAAGCCAACAGGGATGTGCTGGAACGGATTAAAGAAAAAGGAGACTGAAAATGAATGAAAGGAAAGTTCTTTTGTTTAAAAAGACATGTTATGATGTCGGTACACGTTTTTCTTTTATTGTAAATGGTAAGATTGTTGAGACGGTTATAAGTGACGTAATGATTGATTATCATAAAAACATCAATTATGAAAAGCATTCTGTAAGGTATCATTTTTGCACTATGGATAAACATACATTCGATGAGTTTTCGGAAAGAGAATTAGAAGATATGATACATAGAGGGATTGTTTTATATATTGAGTAAGGCATTAATAAACAAATGAACACCATTATAAAGTATTCGGTGATTCTTTCATGATAGCCGATATCAGAAGGAATGAAAGTACTTAGTTTATTCGATGGCATGAGTTGTGGACAAATAGCCTTAAAGCAGCTTGGAATTATCTCGGAAGTGTACTACGCATCCGAAGTAGACAAGCACGCCATCAAGCAGACACAGCTGAACTTCCCGAACACAATTCAGCTCGGAGATGTCACCCAGGTAGATGTATCTCAGTTGGAACCAATTGACTTGTTGATAGGTGGCAGTCCTTGTCAGTCATTCTCTTTTGCCGGCAAACGTGTTGGGATGTCCACTATCGACAAGGAAGAGATATACACTCTGAATCGCTATTTGGAATTAAAAGAGGAAGGCTTTCAGTTCGAAGGAGAGTCTTATCTGTTTTGGGAGTATATGCGTATCCTAACCGATATACGGAAATACAATCCTAACGTCTTATTTCTTCTTGAAAACGTAGAAATGGGAAAGAAATGGGAAAGGGTATTAAGTGAGGCTATCGGTGTATATGGTGTGCACATCAACTCCGCCTTGGTATCAGCGCAGAATAGGAGGCGTATATATTGGACGAATATCCAGACAAGGAGAGATGGACTGTTTGGTGAGCTGCATTCGGACATACCGCAGCCTGTGGATAAAGGAATCTTGTTGAAAGATATACTTGAAGATGAAGTGGACGATAAGTTTTTTCTAAGTGATAAAATGGTCTCCTGTCTTGCCTCAAGAAAGGAAACGGAAACTTTCTCCCCCTGTAAGTTTGAACCATTTGAATTTCCATATGAAGTGAAATGTAGGACAATCAATCAACGTGTTCATAAAATGGGGGATGCTGACAATTATGTGAAGATTTCAAGGGACGGAAAAATTAAGAAGGACCAAAACAAGGCTTCCTGTTTTACCGCCGGTGCACATTCGGGTGGCAACCATTCTGATATGGATCTGATATGTGTTGCCATGCGAGGGCGTGAATCAGCCTGTCTTACACCAAGAAGGGCCGAATATGGAAAACAGATACGGAAAAAGTATGAAGCCGGTGAGGTTTCTGAGCGGAAAAAGAATATCCAACAGCTTGAACCACGTACTGATAGTAATGACGGAAGTTCACAACTATGTGTCCGAGAAATTAGACGTTTTACCCCAACCGAATGTGCCCGATTGCAAACGATCCCCGATTGGTATAAATGGGAATGCAGCGACACACAGCAGTACCGAATGTTAGGCAACGGGTGGACGGTCGATGTGATTGCACACATCCTATCCTTCATAAAAGACAAATTGAATATTAACGTAGTCTGAAGACTCATAACAGGAACAGAAAGGAACTAATATGGGAAAGAATATCAAAGGTCTTGCTGGTTCAACCATCTTCACTCAAAAGATGGTTGAACAAATGAATGGCATAAACAAAAACAATAAAGGGAAAGCATCCCCAATTTATATACCAACTAAAAAACGGAAGTAATGGAAGCTAAATTTAGGATTGGAGAAAAAGTAAAAATAGCCAATCATCCAGATAAATCTAAGATTGGCAAAGAGGTTGAGATAATTAACCTCCATCATTCTAATTTTAATCTACAAAAGGGATATGTGGATGAATGGTTATACAATGTATGGGATGGTGCGAAATCTTTAGGATGGGCACCTGAGTGCGACTTGGTAATTAATAAACCTTCATAACAAATTAGTAATGAGTAAAACAACAATTTATTATCTATTCCTAATAGCAATGTATATGCTGCTAGGATAGATGGAAAGGAGAAATATGGATAAAGATAAATTCAACAAAGCAATAGAAATCAACAATAAAATAGAGGAATACAAAGATCATAAGATGGCACTTGAAAATTCTAACATAAAATATGGTGGTGGATTGATATTTACATACAACAGAATGCACAATGATGTACCATTAAAGGAAGAAATTTTTGGTAAGAATTTCTTTCAGTGCTATCTGTATGCTTTGGATAGTAAGATAAAAGAATTACAAAAAGAGTTTGACGAATTATGATAAAGAAATGAGTGAAACAAAAATAATATTAGATGCCTGTTGTGGCAGTAGGATGTTTTGGTTTGACAAACATAATCCTTTTGCCTTGTTCGTTGATAAGAGATCGGAGATAGTAACAGCCAAGGATAGAGATAAGATCAGAACCATAGAGGTAAAACCGGATATAATAGCCGATTTCACCAACTTGCCGTTTGAGGACAATTCTTTCTACATGGTGGTGTTCGACCCACCGCACCTGAAAACACTTGGTGAAACCTCATGGATGGCTAAAAAGTACGGAAAACTGCCGAAAGACTGGCAGTCACTCATACACGATGGATTTACTGAGTGTATGCGCGTCTTGAAGCCTTACGGCACTATTGTATTCAAATAGGAAAGAAATGAGTGAAACAAAAATAATATTAGATGCCTGTTGTGGCAGTAGGATGTTTTGGTTTGACAAACATAATCCTTTTGCCTTGTTCGTTGATAAGAGATCGGAGATAGTAACAGCCAAGGATAGAGATAAGATCAGAACCATAGAGGTAAAACCGGATATAATAGCCGATTTCACCAACTTGCCGTTTGAGGACAATTCTTTCTACATGGTGGTGTTCGACCCACCGCACCTGAAAACACTTGGTGAAACCTCATGGATGGCTAAAAAGTACGGAAAACTGCCGAAAGACTGGCAGTCACTCATACACGATGGATTTACTGAGTGTATGCGCGTCTTGAAGCCTTACGGCACTATTGTATTCAAATGGAATGAGAGTGAAATAAAAACAGTGGATGTATTGTCTGTTATCCCTTTTAAACCTCTATTTGGGCATACCACTGGAAGACAGAGCAAGACAATATGGATGTGTTTTATGAAACTGCCAATTAATTCATAACCAAGAAGAAAGGAATAAAATGGAAAATGAAGAATATTTCTGTGCTGATTGCGCAAAACAACTAGAATGTTGGGGACCTGACATCAAATTAGATGACCCTGATTTATATATCCCTATAAACTGCATAGATTATCAAAATATGGATGAGCTTTTTAATTCATAAAAAAAATTGAGGATTGCAGACCTAGTGGAAGTGATTTACCATTTTAATGAAATGTGATATGAAGATAATAGCAAAACGAGGTTCAGAGCTTGAGAAGCTACTGAAACAAATGAATGAACGGCTTATGCGTGAACAAAACGAAGCTAAAGATATGATTCAAGAATATTGTGGTTCAAGACCGGATAGCCTCGGATATGGATGGGCATTTGGAATAACCGCTGAGTGGCTTTATACTCTTATTGGATTTGATGATAAGGAGTTTGTTCCTAAGAAACTGATTCCGAATAATGATGATAAGAAGCATCCGTGTTGGAAAATCGATAAACGAAAGAAAGAATGTCGTGAATTTATTGATAAATGGCGTAGGAAGTTTCGAGGTATAAATGGTAGCCCACTTAATAAATTTGGGATTCCAGTGATGCACGAAGAAACAGGACGCTACTTCCATTGGCTCCCGCTTGAAAAAGATGGTATCTATTACGTTTCAGTAAGTTCTTCTCTTCTTGATTGTATGCCATCAGCAAAAAGTGAGCAGTTTGAGATAGAGGTTTAACGTATAAGGAACAATTATGAAAACAATATTATTTACAATTATATGTGTTATTTCCCTATTATGGGTCGGAGATCTCACAATTACATTTAAGCCGTTTTCTATTTCACTACCCGGTTGGCATAAGCCTGTAGGTATTCTTCTGTTTTGTCTGTCAGTGGCGGTATATACCATCGGAGAATATGCTAAAGGCTATAAACAGGGTTTCGATAATGGAGTAAAGGAATGTATTGAAATACTGAACAAAAATGATAAGGCTTAGAAGATATAAACAACAAGATACATGGTTGTCTCACTTATGTTTGGATGCTCCAATAGGAGAGGCGTTATGTGTAGGATCGGGTTATTGTAAGAGATCATGTCCTCATTTCAAAGGAACAATAAATATTCTTGGATTAAGATTTGTAAAATGTAGAAAATAGTACACATGAATATTATAGTTAGTTATGTATTCACTTTTCTATGTGGGTGCATTTTTACGATACTTGGAATTATTTATTTGGCAAGCAAAGGACCTAAATAATAAATTAATATGTTGAAACTAAATGACATAGAATTTTATAACACTCCTTATGGAGGTGTTATGGTATCTGTTGAAGGGCAGGAGGCTTTTATTTTATTGCCTACCCACTATGACTTGATATCCATTTTGCATGATTATATTATGCAAAACTATCATGGAGCCTATCTGGCATTATCTTCCCTATATAAAGGGAGTGCTCAGAATCCTTCTTACTATCGTTATCGGATTGTGAGTCGTTTTGCCCGATGTAATTTTGGAGAATACGAAACCAATGTGGTTGATATAAGTAAACACACGTTCCATTTTGAGCAGGTTCATTGCCCGTTACGTGGCGCTGGTGATTGTCAATTGGAAAATGTTGTCTGTAATCCTCAGTATACTTTGCCTTTGACAAAACAGCAGATTAATATCTTCCGTATGTATGCGGATGGACTTAATACCGAACAGATTGCCAAAAAGCTTTCTCTTTCGACTAATACGATTGACCGTCACCGTTCTGATATACAATCTAAGCTTGATCTTCATTCCATTACGGAGATGATACTATTCTGGATTAACAATAATTTAAAATAACAACTATGTATTATTCAAACACTTTTGAAGCTGCAATGATTATATGTGGCTATCACCTTTATCGCCTTTTTTACACAGACCGTGCGCGTTATATACGTAAGGCTGAAGGATTTATTCGTATCCGTAGCAAACGTGTGATTGATGGTAAGATCAAGCGTGTCAAACGTCAGATCCGTGTGCGTTGGGATGCTGCCGGTATCTGTTTTCGTGCCAGTGATAACCAGCGTCTTCCGCAGTATGACCTGCCTCTCAAGTCTGTTCAGAATAAAGGATACGATATAAAATCAGGTCAGTTATGTATGTAGATGTAGATCATTCAGGGCTTTTTTCCATAATGGAACTTACCCCTAACGAATTGTACGTTATCAGCGAGGCAATTGTGTGTTATTCTCGGATACAGGATATATCTGCTGATAGTCAGGAAATATCCCGTAGGATAGCAACAGCAATCAGCCGGGAATATGATACAGGCAAGACAACACGTCCTGTTGAAAAAAACAGTAAATAAATCATCAAAGTATTATGATTTTATCCGATAAATCTCAAGGGGTGGACTTCTCTTCGTTTCGTCTGCCGGATAATTATGGAGAATGGATACTTGATACCATCCATGCCATGGGGTTGAAAGAATATACCGAATACGAAGGTAAGGTGTTTTCCGCACTTGACGGTTTACGTGAAGGAAGATGCTTTGATGTCACCCTAGTCCAGGAAGATATGCGTGAAATATTCATCAGGATATGTTGCTTGTATATCCATGATCATCCGCAGGTAGTTTTTAATGATACATATACCCGAATTTATAAACAAGAAAAATATGAACCAGGGAAGTTGGACCAACGCAGAAAAAAGATTTGTCCGCGATAACGCTGGAAAGCTGACTGTAGAGGAAATGGCCTGTCGCATAGGCCGTACTTCTAGCGCAGTCAAAATGTTTCTGATCAGAAACCGGATATCGGTAGGAACTCAGATTAAGCGGAACATTTTACAGGAAATTTTGAAAATCAAGTTCGTGCACCCGGAGTACTTTAAGCCTACCCGTGCCTTTTATAAGGCGGTAGGTATGTCGCAAATACACTTTTGGGATTTATATTATGGCCGTGTACAAATTACAGAGCCGGAATATGTTGCAATTACCACGCACCTAGAAATTACCCTACAGGAAGCATTCGAGGCGCGGCAATTAAACCTCTTTGAAGGAGAAATAACAGATGAGCAAAATAAGTCAGAATAGCATAGATAAAGTCAAAGCAGCAGTTGATATCGTAGATGTGATATCCTCATTTGTCAGACTGGAGAAAAAAGGACCGGGGTATGTCGGAGTATGTCCGTTTCATAACGATCGTCATCCGTCCATGCGCGTTACTCCATCCCGTCAGATATACAAATGTTTTGTATGCGGAGCAGGAGGGGATGTGTTTGATTTCTTGATAAGACATGAAAACATGTCATTCACAGAAGCTGTATTATGGTGCGCCCGGCGTGCGGGTATACAGGTAGAAGAAACCGAAGTGACCAAAGAGGAGTTGGAAGTACGGAAACATCGTGAAACATTATATATAACTATGGATGCCGCCACCAATTTTTTTCAGTCTCAGCTTTCTTCGGCCGGAGCCTATTTGAAAGAGCGCGGCTACTCTTTGGATAATGGAATTTTGAAAACGTTCCGTATCGGATACGCGCCACAGGGTAACAAGGCTTATTCCCATCTCACTTCATCCGGATATATGACACAAAATCTTGTTGAGGTTAATGTAGTGGCTAAAGGGGATTATGATTATTACGATGTATTCCGTGACCGTATAGTTTTTCCATTTCTAGACATGCAGGGTAGACCGGTGGCATATAGTGGCCGCATAGTAACTCCCAACAATAAGGTAGGGAAATATGTCAATACTACTGACACACCGCTATTTCATAAAGGAAAACACCTTTTCGGACTGTATCAGGCTTATCGTTTCATCAGCCAGGTGGGCTATGTGTATCTGGTGGAAGGGCAGTTCGATGTCATGAGCCTGTACGCAGCAGGTGTGAAAAACGTTGTTGCCGGTTCGGGAACGGCTTTGACAGATGATCAGGTGAAATTGATTTCCCGTTATAGCAACAAAGTCGTACTGGTATACGATGATGATGAAGCGGGTATCAAGGCATCCATGAAAAATTGTGAGACAATGCTTCGTGCAGGGCTTAACATTAATTGTGTACGTCTTCCTCAGGGTAAAGATCCGGATGATCTGGCCAGGGAGAAAAAAGAGCAGACTTTGGCATGGCTGAATAATAATACGGCCAGCTTTGTAACTTATTTCTGTAACATATTTCTTCCGGATAAAATAGAGGACCCGGTAGAGAAAGAAGAAAGATTGGCATCTGTCTGTCGGTTAGTGGCATGTGTGGAATCAGAAACTCTCCGTATGGATTATACCAGGAACCTGGCACGTCGGTTCTCACAAGAATCGGATGTAGTAGACCGTAAGATTCGTCAGATGCGTTCCAATATGCCGGAAGCTCCAACAGTTGAGACACTAAAACCGGGTGTATATGGTCTTGATGTACTCCCGGCTTTAGTGACGGAGCGTACCAGCATTCATGTATCAGCATCTTTTGATGAATTCTTGGAAAATTATGAGACGGTGCCTCAGATATATTTTCATGAAAGTCTGTCTATGGAAGATATTCAGAAGGTACGCCGTGATTGCCAGTTGCTGGATGTGTCCGCTGATGCTCTTGTAATTTCTGCTACAGGGGAGGAGAGTACCACTATGGCAGCTTTGGCCGACTGCTATAGAAATGGAGTCACTAACATTTCCGTACTTGTTCCGGGAAGCGATATCGCGTCTATCAACAAGAAAAAACAGTCAGACGATTATATTGAGGAGGAACAGCCGGATGAGGAATGGATATTCATCAATGCCTATGTCTTTAAGTATAACCAGTTTCTTAATCGCTATAAGCCGGTAGACCGTACACCTTACCTTCAGCGTTGTGCCGATCTGATAGCCTGTACTGAAGAATCCGTTCGTATTGTCAACTTCAGTAAGTTTACAACATGGATGGAGCTGACCAAGACTGATCTAAATACATTGCTGAAACCGTACTTGGCAAAGCGAAAATCAAGGGTTGCTATCAACGCGCAGCGTGATGATCAGGAAGAAGGGTTCTATGATCCCGATATCATTCCTGATTATGTCGAATCGAATCCCGTATATCAAAAGATGCTGGATGATTACCAGTTCTATCCCCGTCTGAACCGTAACGGGGAACCTGTGGCTTATATCTTTACGAATAATAAGCAGGGAGGTACTTTGGTGGGAGATTTTTTTATGGAACCGCTAATTCATATTGTCAGTGACAAGGATGAGGACAATAAACGTATAGTGCGTATCAATCGCCGATATTATAAGAAACCTATTTATCTGGAAGCACCTTCCAAATGCTTTCTTAAAAAATCAACCATTGAGGAAAGACTGATCATGCTGGAAGCTGTCAACTTCAGTAATGGAGAAGAAAAGCATTGGACAAAGATCCGCGAATGGATGTCCCGTAATTTTGTGTCCTGTAAAGAAGTCCGTACTTATGGGAACCAGCAGCCCGACGGATTCAGCCGGGACCAGTCCACTATGTTCTTTGCGTTTGCCAATGGTATATACCATGAGCAGGACGGACAGTATCGTTTTGATCCTGTCAACGAACTGGGTGTGGCAACTCATAACAACGAAAACTGGTATCTGCCGGCTTTCTCCCAATTATATATGAATTCGGACATGAAAGAGAAATATGAAGTAATCAGTAACCTGCTTTATAAGGATATACCTGTTGAGAAACAGTGCACGTTTCAACGATGGGCGGATCTGATGAACCGGGTGTATCAGCTTAATGATAATGGGAAATGGGCTATCATGTTTGCTTTGATGTGCCCGTTCCGAAGTAATATCCATTGCATAGACCGTTTGTTTACAGCTCCATTTTTCATGGGGCCTATGTCTTCCGGAAAGACACAGATTGCAGTCAGCATCCGGTCGCTGTTTATGAATCCGAAGGTTCCATTGACCAATCTTCCTTCTACTACTTACGCAGGTCTGTCTTCCATGCTGGCCATGTTTCGTGACGTTCCTGTTGTTTTAGACGAGTATAACAACAAGGAAATAGAGGATAAGGTGTTTCAGTTTTTGAAAACCGCCGTATATGACGGTGATGGAAGACAGAAGCGGAAAGGAACTACGGGAAAGGAAATAGAGGTTGAGAAGATATATGCTCCCATTATTATTTGCGGTCAGGAAACACCGCAGCGGGATGATAATTCGTTGATGTCCCGTATCATTGTGTGCGAGGTGCCAAAACCTGCCAAGGAACGTACTCAGGAAGAGGTGAACTTGTTCAATGAATTGAAAGATATAGAGGAACGTGGTTTGTGCAATGTGCTGCTGGAGATACTGAAGCTTCGTCCTTTGGTAATGGACAATATCCGCAGGCTTAAAACTGAATGTTACAAGGAGCTGAAATCGCAGATGCTGGCTCATGGTGAGATAGACCGTCTGATGAAGACAGCCTCTCTGTTTCTTGCCATGTGCCGTTTGGTGGAAGAATATACGGATCTGAAACTGCCATTTACATACAAGGAGTTTTTCAAAATAGCTTGCGACAAAATTCAGTTCCAGGTGGATCTGATTTCACGTACAGACAAGCTGGCTACATTCTTCAAGGCCATGGATGTTATGATAGATACCAAGGCATTGGTTCCGGGCCGTGACTTTGATTTCGATTATCCTCCTAAGCTTACTCTGATCGGACCGGGGAAATCATCTGTTTCTTATCCTGTGCCTGACGGAACGTGTGTCATGTATATCCGACTATCTGTGATTTATGCCCAGTATGACCGCAGTTCCTTTAACCGGGAACAGTCTAGTCAGTCTACCATTGAGCAGAATCTTCGTTCCAATGCCTGTTATATAGGTCCTATAGCAGCTCATCGTTTCAATTGGAAGGAAACGGAAGAAGTACCCCGTGGAGAACTGGAGAATGAAGGCAAGGATATTCCGGAAGAATATATAGCCCAAGGCAACGATACCATGATGGTGCGCCGTGTCAAATCTCTGAATAAGAATACAAGCTGCATCGCATTGAATTACGATATACTGGCCTCTATGTATGGCCTTGATTTGAAACGCAACGAAACACCAAGAGAAAAAAATATGCAGGATCCTGAAGTGGAACGCCTGCCATTTTAATAACCAATAAAAAATAAAATTATGACTACAAGTATTATTGCAAGAGTGAACAACGTGGATATTATGTCCATAAGTGATGAACGATTGGTTCCAATAAAACCTATTTGCGAAGCATTGGGTATAGATTCTGAGGCGCAAAGACAGAAGATTCAATCTCATTATTTACTTGCTCCAACTGCCTTGCTCTGCAAGGCAGTTGGAGCTGATGGGAAACAGCGAGAAATGTTCTGTTTGCCTATGGAATATATTTTCGGATGGCTATTAACTATTAATCCCGCTAATGTGGTTGAAGAGAAGAGACAAAATCTTATGGCTTATCAAACGGAATGTTATAAAGTGTTATTTGAACACTTTAGTGATGCTAAAACATTTCTAAAGCAGAAACAAGCGATCATAGAAAAGAAAGTGATGGAATATCAGGATTGCCAGCGTCGTTTTAAAGATGCCCAGAAATTAATGAATAAGGCTAAAGCCGAACTTAATCAAGTGATGAAGTATACTATTGAAGACTGGAGGGAAAACAACAGGCAACTCAACCTTCCATTTGCTATATAATCAAAAGAAATAAGTATGGAAGCAAAATTTAAAATCGGGGATTATTTGGTTATAGTTGAGGATCCTAATGAAACGAGAATTGGTAAAAAAGTAGTTGTCATTGATGTGTTTCATTACAATCGGATGAATAAGTCAAAACTATCAGCTGTAGAAAAATGGGAATACAAAGTGACGGATGGTGTTAAGTCTTTGGGCTGGATTGATGAATGTTATTTGGATTATTATAAATAAGTAGTAATATAGATATTGCATTTCACAATCTATAATTTGAAATTTTCCCAAAAACACTTGCATAGACTGATTTTAATATTTAGATTTGCAGTGCCAAATAATCACGGAAAATTCGTGCCGCGAGCTTCGGTTAATGCTCAAAGAAATACAATGGGCTTTTTTTATGCCCACACATAATCATTTTGCTGACAATAGCAAAATGATATATAGGAGATTGTAGAAGTCACAACTTATTGTGAAAAACTACGGCTGCTTTTCCCATTACAATTTTAGCTCTCGGGCGAAAATCTGTGATTGTTTGGCGACACGGGAAATGGCAGCCGTTCTTTTTTCTGCCTAGTAAACGCCAAATAATCACAGTTATGAAACAAACAGTTTCTATTTCTGCTCCCGACATAAATGTCGCTAGCAAAGCTTCAGCTATTCAATTGTGGCTGAACTCAGAGAACGCACTGTTCTCCTTTGTCATGGAATCTTCCATAAACAATCTTCAAATGTTATTGATGGGCCACGCCTGTCTTTCATTTTCTGCGCTGATATGTGCCTCATGTGTGTCCGTGGTTCCTGCATTGCTCTGCCTTCCATGGTTTGCCACTTCGTTGTATTTATGCAGGAAAGGAGGTCTGCAATGAAGACTGACATATTAAAACTGGCTGAAGAAACATCCGGTATGCCTGAAGATAAATTCTTTACCATCGAAGGTGTCAAACTCACCGATGAAGCGGTGGATCTCCTCTATGATTTGCAGGACGATGAGAACAGCAACATAGAAAGCCTTCTCAATGGTATATATGAAGTGGAGGAAATAGTTCTCAATCCTGAAGCTGGCGCTTCCTATGGTGAACGTCTGGTCATGATGCAGACTCTCCGAGATATCCGCCATTTGCTGGATCTGCTTAAAGTCCGTTCCGCACCCGGTCATTGATTGCATTCGCATGGCTTCAGACATGCGGCAGATCATTTATCTTAATACAATAGGGAATATGGTAAAAAATAATAATACCGTATTCCCTATTCTTTTATAATAAAAATCCCCCGGATCCCCTTATTTTAAAGAAAACATAGACACACGCATTTTTGCACGTAGAATTTTGCAAAAAACACGACCAACAGACCAACAGACCAACATTTCAAAAACATAAAAATAGTCTTTAAAATGTAACTATCTCATTTATAATATAATATATATAATTTATAAAGTAATAATATATATATAATATGTGTTGGTCTGTTGGTCGTTGTTGGTCGTAGTTGTTTTTTGTTGGTCGGACTGTTGGTCTTCCGTTTTTAGGCATTTGTCAATAATTCAGTAAAAATGAGGGTAAACTATACCTTATGTTGGTCGTGTTGGTCGCTGACCAACAATATAAATATATAAGGTATAGTTTGTTTATTGACTGAAAATCACTAACTTTGCTTTATACTAATAGCCAATTGTTGGTCTGTTGGTCTGTTGGTCGCAAAAATAAGAACTTTCAACTAAAAAAAATAAAAGTATGATCACTACCACAATTAACATCACTCCCTATTTGGCGGAATATTTGCGCGGAAAATATGCTTCAGGTTCAAATGATCCGATAAATATTCCCGACAATTCAGATCTGTATCATGTGATATGGAATTATATGTCCCGTCGTCCCAGCAATATGCCGCATACGGATGGCAATATTGTATTGGCCCTGCCTAACCGGCGCGAGGGAAAGAATCCCGAAGTGTACAACTATCTGTCCGCGCGTGCGGTGACGTATATAGAACTTGCCATCCGTCGTGAGTTTAACGAGGAGCTGCACGCCACCCTGTTGGATAATGACCAGCGCGGACACCTGTTTGACAACAATGCCGTTGTCTATCAGTTTCTGTGTACTTATGGCATTGAATCCGTATCTGAAGAAGCACTGTTGAAGAACTATTATCGGTGGCGTGAGAACTTGCGTAAACGGAAAGCCCGACGCGAAAGAAAGAAGGATATGATACAGGTTATCTAATATGGTTAAATAATATTAAATCAACAACCGACCAAGTGTATCGTTTTGTCCGTTTTGACGGTAAAACTGTCCGCTATATGGATGTAAATGGCGAACTCGTTAATTATCAAAATGTTATGAATCAGCGAAATAAAGAATTCTCTATTGTCGTTACTTTTGTCCCCTCAGGTGCTATGAATCAGGAACAATATGTTTTTCTGGCCGAGGAGTTTTCATTTGAACCCGTGGCTTCGGACAATGCTTCGGGAACTAGTTTCAATTGTGACAAGGAACTTGTCATATCACGTCCTGATAGCAGTATATTGAGGGAGTTTTCCATCTTCCGTTCCGGCATATTGTATTTTCGTGATACTTCCGGTAACAGCTATGGGGTTGGAGATGCTGACATTCCTGCCAGAGTGTGCCTGTCTCCCCAGCTTAATTCGGCACGGCTTACGATGAAGTGCACCATGCTGAAACCGCCCGTCTTATAGTCTTTTTTATATATATAAGGTATGGATATTTTTGTAAAAACAAAAAAATAGAATGACACAGTTACAGAAATATCTTCAGCAGCTTCTCTTATCCCGACAAGGATTGCTCATTACGGCAGAGGGTTACGCCTCTGTCGTAGCTGAAGCATTCCCTAATGTTCACGATTCCGATTCTGTAGAAAAGGGACATGCTGAGATGCTGTATACCGAGGTGATTTCCGGTGCCTTGGATTTATGCTCCTCTCAGGTCCGCATGGCTTTTCCTGACAAGGATATCAGCATTGTTTCCGATTATGCTTCTGAAGAACTTCCCGATAACAGTATTGCTTACTATCCCGTGTTCGGTGTAATCACATCAAACAGTTGGTGGCGTTTTTCCAGCAAACAGTTTGAGAAGGATCTGCTGGCATCCGAATCCAATCCTGCGATCATTGCACATTTTGTTCATATAGACAGTCCGGGAGGCGAGGCATTTTACATGGACCGCCTCTCCGAGACTATGAGAGACTTGAGTAAGCCGGTGGTTGTTTTGGCCGAGCGCGTATGTGCGTCTGCTGGTTATCTCATCGCCTGTCATGGCACTAGAATTTTTGCCGCTACCGGTTATGATAAGATAGGATCTATCGGGACAATGGCCGAGGTCTGGGACTATTCCGGATATTTTAAAAAAATGGGTATAGAGGTGCATACGTATCATGCTTCCGCATCGGATCTTAAGACCAAGCTTATGGATGACGCGGCTTCCGGTAAGGGTGATGAGTATGTGGAACGTATGCTGAATCCTCTTAATGAAATGTTCTTGTCCGAAGTTCGTTCCACCCGTCCGGCACTTAAGGATGCTCCTGATGATGAGCCTGCTCTTCGCGGGGATATTTACCTTACGGACGAAGCGATCGGAAAAGGTTTGATAGATGCAAGGGCCACTCTGACAGAAGCCATATTGGAAGCATCCCGTCTGGGGCGTGAGTATGCCGACATTCAGCGGGCCAAAAGCCAGTTATTAAGTATAATTTAATTAGTATCACAATGAAATTTAAAGAAAACGTACAGAAAATTCTTCAGAAGCTTGGTTTCGCTGGCTCCGAGGAATCCCTGAAGGCTCTTACGCCGGATGAATGGAAACAGTTTTTTGCCTCCTATCATGAGGAGTTCGGAACGGATTTTCATGCCGATATGCAGGCCTACCAGGATGAACAGCGTGCCGTTCCCGACCAGGCACAGATCAATGAGGCGTTCAGCGTATTGTCAGGATTGATCAACCCGAAACAAAATGTGGAAGACGCTGCCGCGCATGGAGTACAGGATACGAAAACAGAGCAGCCTACCGCACAGCAGGTACTTGATATGGCGAAAGCTGTATCCGCTACCTTCATGGCTATGGGTAATCATGCGGCTGATGATGTCCCTATGACTACGGTTGCCGGTTCGGTTGTAGGATTTACAGGTTCCGGAGACCGTGAGAAATTCCTTTTCGGAATTGAGCACGAATTTTTTTCAATGGATAAACCATGGAACCGGTTCACAGCCAATCCTACGTCAGACCAGCGTCTGGGAGATAAGAAGATAGCTGCGTCTTTCGGTGCTGAAGTGGAAGCCTATTCTTCTTCATTGGCTGAGCGTTACAGCTATTTGCAATCGCATAACCAGCTAAACCCGGAAAAATTGGCGGCGGGTGAGTTTGCCACCGATTATTCCCAGGTTACGGGAATGAAGGGCGGAGACCAGTATCTTATCCGTCGTCAGGATGCCATTATAGCCCGTGTGCTTTCCATCCGCCAGCTTACCCAGTATTTCCCTGTTCGTTACGGTATTCAGGACCGTGATGTCATTTTCAACGCTTTCTTTGGTGAAGTGTCACAAGCATACCAGGTAGGCGAGGTTTATAAAGGTGATATGGAGATTGAACCGGAGATGGGATATGTGGACGATGCCATGATCAAGATGAAGTTCGGTCCTATGAAGGAACTGGAACGCATGTATATAGGCTACCTTAACCGTGAAGGCTCGGATCCGATCAAATGGTCTATGATTGAATATGCCATTATGGGATCTCTTGAAAACGCGCAGCGTGAACAGAATATGCGCCGTATGAGAGGTTTGTATGTGAAGCCTGAGACGGGCGTAGCCGGTTCCTATCTAAATGCCGGTACTGGAGTGCTCTATACCCTTATCCGTCTGCACCACGAACATAAACTGTTGTTGACAGACAATGTTGCATACCGTACTTATGACGATGCCAACATGCTGGAAACTGTACAGGAATTCTACAAAGAAATTCTGGCTAAAGTTTCTGAGGACATGAGCCTTGACCAGCATGTAATGTATCTGAACGAAAACCACAAGCAATGGTGGATTCAGAATGTCCGTGAAGCTTATGGCCAACAGCAGGACTTTACAGGACCGAACAGTTACCTTAATATCATACCGGACAGTTCTACCAATATGCGTATCATCTGGCTGCCTTATTTAGGTCAGTTGCCGTTCATGATGATGCAGGTTCCCGGTAATATCCAGTTCCTTGAGAATCTTCCCGGTGAAATGCTTGCCATGCAGACAGAAATGCAAATGGAGATGGTTCGTGGATGGTCTACCTGGAAAGAAGGATGTTCGCCCGCATTTGTCGGCCGTAATTTCTCTTCTGCCGATAAACTGAAGGAAAATGACTATTTGTGGCAGCAGATCTTCCTGAATAAACCTTCCGTAACCTTGGATGCGGATGCCACAACAGCTGACGCATCGAAAGGATTCTGGTTTATTTCTGGAACCAATACCGGTGAAAAGAAACTGACAGCGATCAACAAAGCCAAAAAAGGTGTGGCTTACATTGTAGAGTGTGGAAACATAACCAATGTGACCGGAATTGACAAGGCGGGTTCTTTTGACAGTATTTCCGAAGCATGGACTCCGACAGCTGTAGGAGATTATATCATGGTCATGCTGAACAGTCAGAACAAATTCATAGAGTTGGAACGCTGCACTGGTGGCGTTCGCAAAGTCAATAAGACAGCGCAGCCCAATGTACCTGGAGCTAGATAATTTTTTTGGTTGGTTATTAAAAAGGTTTTTAAATCGGGGGCGGGTGTGGTAGCCCGCCCTTTTTATTAAACAGAAAATTTATGAGAACAAGAATTAATTCCCGCATATTTTTATTTCAACTAGCGGTGCTGGTTGTAGTGCTCTCCTTGAGCTTTGTTTTTGATTCCTCTGCCGATACTGCCGTCGGGCTGTCAATGGCTGTCACCGGAATGATGAATATTGGTGATATTGAGGATGTGTCCGACCGTCAGACCCATGGATCGAACATTGCATATCAGATTTATCTGATCAGTATTGACCAGGTGGATAATTCTCAGTTGTTTCCGGCTCCCAATGCCAACAGGGAAGTAGGGCAGGTTCCGATGAAGAATGGTGAGTATATGAAGTACTTTGTATGTCATACCATCCCCACTTTTGTAGGCAATGGTGAGAAAGGGGATATTACCACTTCCGGAACCAATCAGTTTGTGGCGGTTATGGGTGGACAGCGAGACAAACTGCTTTCTTTCACGGAAGAATATGCGGGTGGCAAGTTTATCATTCTCTTCAAAGAAATTGAAGAAAGCCAGTGGTATATCATCGGTTCTTATGACCGCCCGATGATTCTTCAAACGTTTGAAAACAAGCATGACGCAGACGGACGTTATGTGACGTTTACATTTCAACGTACTTCCATTTCACAGTATTACAAATATACAGGTGCTATTGTACGCCAGCCTGCCAAATCCAATCCGGTGGATGCCACTAATCTTACCGTTACGCCGGGACAGGACTTGTATTCCATTCCTGATTGTACTTCCTCACCTAAGGCTATTGCTACAGTTTCCGGTCTGGCGGCTAATGATAAGGGACGCTATATAACTCTGATAGGTGAGGGTGTGGAGCATCCGGCTACAGTTGCTGAAAATGAAGTGTTTATTCTTGAGGATGGAGCCACATGGACCGCCCGTGCTGGAAGCCGTATTACTTTCCGCGTAATTGATACTGACACTTTGGTTGAGATTGCCGGATCCCGTATTCAAACTGTTGTCTGATTTTTATAATTAATCCGGTGCGGATATATATGCTTGTTTTACACTGTATTATCATGCACCGGTTAAACTGATAAGTTATGTATTCATTCAAAGAAAAGAAGCTTCATTATAACCGTCTTCAGAACCAGTCCGCCGCTTTGGCCGATCTGAAGCTTTTACGGAGTATTAATCCTGATGCGCCTGTGTTGCCTGCATGGGAGCGATCACCTGAACGTTTTGCAAACAAGATTCTTTATCTTCTGCTTGATTATGCAACGGCAGAACAGATCAGAAAGAACCGGCGCAATCCTGTCAGCTCGGTAAAGGAGAAATTGGAAGAGACAGTACACGAGTTGCAGGAGAAATCGGCCGAATTGAAAGAAACGAAAGATACGGTTCAGGAATTGCAGGAAAGAGTAGAGGAATCGGAATTTCGTGCGGAAAAGGCGGAAACATCTTTGGACTTTGAGAAAAAAAAAGAGGTTTAAGGAAAGTACAGAAGCATGAAGAATATCCCGCTATTGACTGGGATAATCTTGATGATGAGAATGTACAGACTGCCACCCTTATCTATAATGACCGTGTTGTAAGCTGGAAACGGATGAAACAGATAGACGAACGTATGGATGCTGACAATATTACCAAGGATGATATATTTTCCCTTGTCCATCTTCGCATCCGTAATTTGCAGGCTTTCTCAGAACTTAGAGCCTATAATGATACCGGTTCTTTCCGTTTCCTTCATCCTCTTATAGCAGGGCGCAGTGAACGTGCCTTGCTGGCTTCCCTTCTTGAAAAGGATCCTCAGGAATTTCTCCGCAAACACCGCAATGTGCTTGACAGTATACGGCGTTATGAAGCGTATTTGAAAAATCCCGAACGTGAATCCCGACGGAAACAGGACAGGAATTTGTTACGCAAGTATCGTGATCGTGAAACATTGTTTAGAGACATACTTAATGAAAAGACTAAAGGTTGATTTTATGGCTGTTTCCCTGTTCCTTACCATGATAGGGATGATAGCCGGTATTTCAGTATTAATATGCTGTTTGCTATGACTGGGAATAAGGATATTGTAATTGTCAGCGATGATTATCTGCCACGGGTACGTACCTATGCCATTATGGGGTATAGCCGTGAGCGCGTGTGCCGCCTGTTGGAGTTGCCGCGGAAAATGCAGATGGCATTGGCTGTCCGGCTGTCGTTGCCGGGAGATGTGTTCTATGAAACCTATGAGTCGGGACTGGCTCAAGGAGAGAAGAATATTGATATGGAACTGGCGAAGAAAGCGGAAAACGGGGATATTGATGCCATTGAGCTTCTTGAAGAGAGAAAGAATGAACGTTATTTTAAGGATTTGCGTAAAGAACTATTTGGAATATGACCGTACTTGAGCGTCTTGATAAGATACATCCCGATATGATTTCAGGATTTCTCACTACCGGAAAGTGTAATGGCATTCCGGAAGATGTGCAGAAATTTTTGAAACAAATACAATGGGCGGCAGAAATATATGAATATGAGCCGAATATAACCCGTGCTTCCAAGAAATTGCGTCTGCGCATTAATGCGGAGCAGAAGTTGGCTTTGGATGAACGTACCTGCAAGGAACGTATCTATCAAGCCATTAATTATTTTAATGTCGATAACAATGTCAGCGAGAAGGTATGGGAGAATCACTATGCGGACAAGCTGGAATCCATGGCGCAGTTATGTGCGGCCAAGGGGGATATGAAAACGATGGCTGCATGTATCGAAAGAGCCAGCGAGCATCGGATTCGTGCCGCCCAGATAGCGGAGGCTGCTACTAATCTTGGTATTACTTTCATTATTGATCCTAACCTTCGTCCGGAAGATATGGGATTGGAAAGCAAATCGCTGAAAGAGATAGCGCGTAAGCATAACGAAGGGTTTTATATCCAACTTATCGACGGTCTTCCTATTGATAAGAGGGAAAAGAAACGATTGTTGCGGGATGCCGATATTCAGGATGTAGAGGAAATATTAAATGAAGAGTAATCATGAGTCAGAACGATATATCCAATGATGAATTTTCAATGGAGATGGAACGTATCTACATGAATTCCATGCAGGTAATGGTCAATCTTCTTGATCCTAACAAAGTGGTGGTGGAAGCTGCACGTGCGTCAGGTAAAACGAGTGAGGTTACAGTAAACCGCATTGTTCGTGTGGCAGACAGTATGCCGGCCGAGTTGTCATTTTTAGCGCATCGTACCTATGTTGCGTTGCTTACCAATATATGGCCTAACATTCAGGCTGCTTTTTCCAGGCAGATTACGGTTAACGGTCGTCCCCGTTGTATGCTGGAATATGGCATTGACTATATTGCGGGAGAGTCGAAGATTCCAGAGCATTTCCGGAAGCCGCGTTATCCAATTTCTTATCCCAAGCATAGCATCCTGTTCCGGAACGGTCATCATATCCAGCTGGTAAGTTCTGACCAGCCGGACTCAGTGGCGGGTAGAAGTGGTGTTCATGCTTTTGTAGAAGAGATGAAACACAATGACGGAGAGAAACTCAAGACACGTCTGTTTCCTTCTCTTCGTGGATCTTCTGCGGAAATACGTAAAAGCCCGTATTACCAGGGATGGACCGGGGTTTCTGATACTGCCCGTGTGGATTTGAATGAGGACGACTGGTTTGAACGATATGAGGATCAGAACAATCCTCAACTTCTTTCCGAAATAGCCACAGTAGCCGTTCATGTGAACAAAGCGGTTTATAAAAGAATGGAACTTCTTACCGCCCAGAAGAATACCACCAACCCGGTCACGCTTGAAAAGATACGCCTGGAACTGAAGAAGTATGACAGACAGATATCCATGTGGACACCGCGTTTGGCTGATATGCGGCGCAACGCCACATTGTATATCCGGGCCAGTTCATTTGTCAATAAGGACATATTGGGACCTAAGTTTTTTAAAACTCAGCTTGACACATTGGATATGGACGAATTTCTTACTGCTATATGTGCTGTCCGTCATAAGTCTGTGGTTAACAAGTTCTTTGCAAATTATGATAAAGAAAAGCATCAATTCTCTGACGGGTATATTTATGATTCTATCATGAAACTTGATCTGAAGGATCATTTTATCATCACTGCCCGTTATTTGAAATACTACGACAAGAGCGCTCCGCTGTATATAGGGTATGATCCCGGACATTTCTCAAGCCTGGTATGTGGGCAACCCAAGAAGTACGGGAAGGAATTCAGGCTGTTGAAAGAGTTCTTCTGTTTCTATCCGGATGAGCAGCCGGAGCTTGCTAGACAGGTTTATGAGTTTTTCGGGCGTGACTGTCGAAACAAACGTATTGTTTTATATCCGGACAGGGCCGGTAACAAACGCAGGGAGGAACTGGAGCAGATAACGACTGACAGCCGAGCATTGAAGAGGGAACTGGAAAGCTACGGGTTCGAAGTGCAGCTCATGAACGAAGGACAGGCCACAATCTATCATTGGCAGCAGTTCAAGCTGATGTTGCTTTTGTTTGGTGACAGAAGCAATGCTTTGCCTCACGTTTTTATTGACGAAAATGAATGCCCTAACCTTTGTAGTGCTATACCTCTTTCACCACGTAAGAGCACCAACGGACGTATAGAGCTGGACAAGAGCAGCGAGGTTAAGATACCGCTTCACCGTCAGGCTGGACTGACAACACAGATTCCTTCTGCATTCATTTACCTGATGTACGGTCTGTATGGGGATGCTGTTCTTAACGAATTGACTAGCATTCCTGATGATATTCCGGATAATTTCAGCTTATAATTAAAATTCGGCTTAAATAATAAGTTCAATTGATTTAATATAAGTGTCTGTTTGACATTTAAATAAGTATTATGTGAATCATGGATAAACGATTGACTTTTTGAAAAATTTTTGAACTTTTTTCAAGAGACGATTGACCCCACGCCGCGCTGATAAAACCGATTGCACAGCACAGGGGGTAGATGGGTGGAAATATGATTCTTCCCTTGAGATTTCGTCTTTTCTACTGTATCGGAAAACGAATAAATTCGTAGCATGGAAGAGGTAATAGATCATAACGTAACGATGTCGGGTGCACAGGCCATGCAATGGGCCAGGGAGATATCCAAGCTGCCCGATGGATGCTTTACCATAGCATTCTATCCATGCAGTCTGCAACATCATGAGGCATCCACTAAAATCATAGTAAAGGACGGTTGCAGATGGCGCACCCAATTGCCTCATGAACGTTTCAGTGTGGACAGTGATAACTTCTTCCTGTTTACCGACAAAGACGGAGAACCCCGTATGTGTTACACTATATTGATACGCTATATGGGATTCCCGCAAGATGGATTTAAACTACATAAAATAGATTGGTTATCATGAGTCAACAAAGTAATATAGAGATGCAGGGATGCCTTGGCGTGTACGTTAATGACAGCAGTGTGATATCTTTCCAGCTGGGAGAAGGGAGTATGCAGGATGCCTTGCAGCGTAACCGAACTGTATCTGTTAATCCGGTGGCATTGGAAGGACAGGTGAGATGGCTTACGGTTAAAGGGTATAACATCGCTTCCCGTGGCTGGAACAATCTGAAATGCCAGGAAGTGGCGAGCGATATCAAGCATAACAGGCTGCTTCCAAGATTGATAACCAAACAGGTCAATATGCTGTATGGCTCCGGACCGGCTGTCTATAAGACGGAACTTGTTGATAATAAAGTCAAGAGAACTTGGATTATGGAACCCAGTATACAGAGATGGCTGGAAAGCTGGGAGCAGAACGGAATGGAGCAGGGATACCGGGCGTTTGCAAAACAGAACATCAAAAACTATTATTATTTTCGCGATTTCTTTGTAAAATGGCGGTTTTCAGCAGGAAAAGGGATTGTTCCGGGCGTACTGCCGGTTGCTGGTCTGGAAGCCATGGAGAATAAGGATTGCCTTTTGGCCACCACCCGGACGGATGTGGCTTATGATATGGTTTATTATAAGGATTTCACGGCTATAGCTGTTGGTAAGTTTATCAATGGAATCAGTACCAGTTTGCGTATTTATCCTAAATTGCGTATGCAGGATGTACCGCGATACAGGTTCGCTGCTGTTTCCCATCATCGTGAGAAGTCCATTGATAATTTCTATGGAGAGAATGAGACACACGAGGGAACACAGCCTTATATCAAGGGTTCCAATGAAAATGCGGTATATATTAACAGCTTTCTTCGTAATTCTCTGGCTGCTAAAATACATATCATCATTCCTAACGCATGGGTGAATTCGAAGAGAACCCAGATTACCAATCTTTGCAACGAAAACAAGGAACGTGCTTCGAAACAGGAGAAACTATTGCTGTACAATGGACTGGAGATTGGAACTGAGTTCAAGGAGTCTACCTTGATCCGCTATATAAAACAGGAATTGGATAATATATCCGATTACTTGTCCGGAGCCGATAACCAAGGAAAGGCTTACGCGACTTTCAGCTTTCGGAACGGAAGCAGCGGGGAAGAGGAGCGATGGAAGATAGAAACCGTCGATTTAAAATATAAAGAATACATTGATGCGATTATCAGCTATGATAAACGTGCTGACGAAGTATTGCTGTCAAGTGTCGGGCTGGATTCTTCCATCTCATCAGTCAGCAAGGACGGTGTAATTAGCAAGAGTGGAAGTGACGCTTATTACAACTATTTGATTTATCTGCTCCAATTGGCACCGGAAGATGAGATCGTATGTGAACCGTTCAACCAGGCTATCCGTATTAACTTTCCTGAATTGTACGAACAAGGTTATCGGATAGGCTTTTACCGGGAAATCCCATCGCGTCAGGAAGATGTATCACCGTCTAACCGTCTTAATAATCAGCAGCCATGAATGTTTTAGAAGAATTGTTTATAGATGTGGCCCAGTTCCACCTTTATTCCCCTTATGCGGAGAGTAACATGAATTTCAAGGATCTTGCATCAAGTGCCATGAGTGCCATTAAGCAGGTTCAATCCGTCATATCTCCTGATATCTACAAGAAGATAGCAGCAGGAGAGGATAACGATGAAAAGGATGCATTAAGAAGTGCCGTGGCTAATCTGACATTGGCAAAACAGCTTATATTCAATGTACTGTCACTTCGTAAATCGGATGTGGATATCTACAAGAACGAGCAGGAGCAGATGCGCAGGGCCTATCGTGATAATTACTATAATGCAATGGATACGTTACTTCAGCTGCTTGATTCGGATGAGGAATGGAAGAAAACCAAGACTTATAAAGCTTTGGAAAACCTTAAGTTGAAGACTACTTATGAATTCGATGCATCTTATCCCATTGATAATTCATTCCTGTATTTTTTCAGATGTGTTCCGATCCAGCAGGAGGCATTGGATGATTATGTATCAGGCTATTATGAGCGTTTGCCGGAAAAGGATCAGACAAACCGTAGGAAATTGGACAGATGTCTGGCTAAAATAACAGTGGCATTGTCGTTACGAAGATTTGATATCCTTGAATTTCCGTCAACCATCCGTAATTTGTTTGAAGATTCAAAAGTTATGCGTTACGGTACCCAGGAGCAGGAGAGAATGTTAACTTTATCTGATGATCTGATGTCACAAGCATTGGAAAGCCTTAAAAATATTGATTTGTCTTTATCCGGAAATACGGATGCTGATATAGTAACTGAAACATCTTTCAATCGTCCGGACGATAAAATTTATTTGATGCCATGAGAAAAGATATTGAATTTACCCTGAAAGGAAGCGTGTATTCCATTCCAAACAGTTGGGAAGGGTTGAACACTTATCAATTTAAAGAACTGGTTGCGGACCTGATTTCCATGTCCGCAGGTAAACTTTCTGCCGGTCTTGTGCGTGTGCGCCATATATGCAGGGTGATGGGCTGGGATATCAATAAGATAACCGATGCGGATGCCATGGGAAACATCGCTTGCCTGGCTGAGCAGGTCACCTTTCCTTTTCTGATCTGTTATCCGGATAATGATGCGGCACTGGCGGATCTTGACACCGACTCTTATGAGCTATGCAAGCGTGTCCCGCCGGAAAGGCTGACGGGGATAACTATATCCCGCTATCTGTCACGGCTTGATTATAAGTTTGTGGTAGACTCCTGTTTTTGCAAACAATTCATAGGATCTGTCCATATTGACGGGCAGGATGAACCTTGTCTTGGTTATACCATTGATACAGGATTCTCTATGCTGACAACCTCATTGACGGCACAGCAGTTTATTGACGCGCGTGAGCTGGCGGATTGCCGGGATGATCAGCTTCCCCTGCTTGCTTCCATCCTGTATTCTTCACTCCCTTATGAGAGTGACAAGGCGCATCAACGTGCCGTTCTTTTTTCAAAAATGGATGTTAAAACATTGCAGGCCATCCGTTTCAATTTCAAGGGATTCATCAATTATTTGTTCAGTCGTACAGAATACAAGATTCTTACTAAAATCATACCGGGAAAGGAATCTGTGATAAGCACAGGGGCACAGGATGCTCTGTACGGCTTGAGTGCTGACGGATATGGAAATTTGCATGAGATATCCCAGATGAGCGTCTTGCAGTATCTTGGAATCCTGAGAAAGAAGATGATTGAATCCGTGCGTAGCCTTCATGCCTCCAAAATGGATGTTGCTGAGATCGCTAATACCACCCGGTTACCAATTGATGTTATAAATGATATACTATGATTCTTGAGTATTTAAAATATTTTTCCCGGTTCCCTGCCCGTGACGGGGTTCTGGATATGTTTATTAACGGAAGTTCCGAACTTTATGAATATGAGGAACTGAAAGGGTATATAGCCGGTATGTCCGAACCTTTGGTTCCTGATATTTCCAATTTTGTTTTTGGGCAACGTTTTGAGGATGTTAAAAGACGGGTGGATGCCTTGATAGGAACTTATCTGTTCTGTGATTTTGGGGAGATACAAAGCTCTCAGGACAATATAGGTTCCATAGAGGATACGCATAAGCGTGCGGTGACGGTTGCGGTCAAATTAGGGAATAAATCTGATATGGTAGAGGTTGCCATTCAGAGTGACCGAACATTGAAACTATTGAATGAGGTACGTGCTTATATGATGTATGATTCCCGTTATATGTCATGGCTCAAGCCTATATCGGATAATCAGACGATTGTGCCTTTTGTTTCGCCTGAACTGTCATCAATAGGCTGGAGCATGAGCTTTGTCGCATCGGCTCCCGACTGGATGAATGTAAAAGAAATAATGAAACACATAACTTAAAACAGATATGAATACAAGTTCTAAAATCACATTTTCGGTTTTCATTACCGAATTTTATAGTTTGATGTGGGATATGAGATGGTTGATGCTGCTGGCTTTGATTCTTATTTCTACAGATTTATGGTGGGGTATCAGCAAATCCAAACGCAGGATGGAGGAAGTGCGTATAAGCCGAGCTATCCGGAGGACTCTTATAAAAATGGGGGATTACGTATGTATAATTCTATTGGGGGCGGTTTTAGGGAAAGCGATTGGTGAACCTTTGGGCATTTCTTATTCCACTATTTCCGTATGCTGTATGCTGATAGCCTGTTACTGTGAGCTTGAAAGTGTGATCAGTAATTACTGCGAATGTAAAGGTTTGCATTACCATATCAGTCTTTGGAGCGTTTTTAAGGGATTGGTCGGATTGAAAAGTAAAGAATTGAAAGAGGTTATTAATGATATAGAAAATGAAAGCAAACATGAAAATCTTAATTGACAATGGCCATGGAGCCAACACACAAGGCAAGCGTTCCCCGGACGGTCGTTTGATCGAGGCGTTATATACCCGTGAAATTGCCGTCCGTGTGGAACATGAGTTGTGTAAGAGGGGGTATGAGACACTTCGGATTGTGCGTGAGGAAGTTGATGTGCCGCTATCGGAGAGATGCCGCCGTGTAAATGATATCTGTTCGGAACTGGGAAAGAGTAATGTTCTTTTGGTATCCATCCATTGCAACGCCGCCGGAAACGGGGCACAATGGATGCAGGCTCGTGGATGGGAGGCATGGACCAGTATAGGGCAGACAAAAGCGGACAGACTTGCTGATTGTCTGTATGCTTCGGCTGAAAGATTCCTTCCTGGAATGAAAATTAGAAAGGAACTGTCTGATGGTGATCCGGACAAGGAGAGCGGATTCTATATTTTAAAACATACGGAATGTCCGGCTGTATTGACGGAAAACTTATTTCAAGACAATATGGAAGATGTGGCTTTCCTTTTGTCGGAAGAAGGGAAACAGGCTATAACATCCCTTCATGTCGAAGGAATAATGAAATTCATTGAACTATGAAGCTTATACCTTGGATCTTGGTAGTCTTGTTAAGTATCATGCTGATGCTTTCATGGTGTTCCTGCCCGGCTGATAATTCTGGGAAGCTTGCGCCGGATACATTATGGACGTTGGTTGTTGACACCATAAGGGATACCATCATACCTCCGCCTGAGGTAGAACATCATGTAAGAGTGGATACCGTTTTGTTGCCGGTATCCATGGAAGATCCTGATGTGGACATAGACTCTACGTTGCCTGACTCCATGCCGGTGATAATCCCGATAATGGAAAGGGAATACCGGACGGATGATTATCGCATTTTGATTAATGGTTATAATCCGGAACTTAAGTCAGTTGAATTGTATCGCCCTACAATGTTGGGAACTATTAAACAGAGAAACAAACGGTGGGGGATTGGTCTTTCTGCCGGATATGGTATCGGAAGTGGCGGCTTTTCTCCTGTGTTGGCTGTTACTATCAATTACAATCTGTTGCAGTGGTAACAAAAATCCCCGGCTTGCGGTCTTGCTCTTATTCTATTGACAGTCGAATTTGAAAACCTTTGGATGTGCCGGGGATAGATAAACAACAATGTTTTTAATAAATTGTTTCTAAATTTTACATTATTATGAGCAAGACCGCACGTTTTAATGAAATCCTTGAATCAGTCGCCTCTTTCACGGAAATACATCAGGAATTTATCCTGTCAGACAATCGGGCCGCCGAAGTGGTGGATGCCCGGTGCATTTTGGTAAAACTGTTATCCGAAGAAGGTTTCTACCCTTCTCAGATCAGCAAGTATATGGACCGTACAGAAGCTAGTATCCGGTATCTGCTTGCTTCCTATTCATCTCGAATTTCTTCCAGTCTGTGGATGGAAAAGGATGTAGAAGTTATCCGCAAACATCTTGAAAATAAGTCGAAAATAAACGGTAAATAAGAAACAAATAACTGTAATTCAGTTGATAGTTATAGTCTGTACCTTTGTAATGTCAGGTTATAGCCTGGCCTAGTAACTTATTAAAACATAATATTATGACTATCAAAGGTATGAACGGTGAGAACTATAATGTCACCGGCCAGGGACAAGGTAATTACAATACCGTCGGAGCGTCAGCAGGTATCGCATCATTTTTAGGATTGAATGCGGGCAATATCCTGGGAGGCGGCTGTTATAACCGTAATATGGCGGCAGGTCCTGTGGAAGTGATTACTTCGGATGACAAACCTGTCAGCCGTTATGAAGCGGCCATGATGGACAAACTGGCTCAAAAGGATGGAGAGATCGCCTTGCTGAAAGCGAACACTTACACGGATCAGAAACTTGCTGATGTTTATGACCGATTGCTTAGCCGTATCAATGCGGATAAGAGTGAGCAGAATGCCATCAACATGAATCAGGCTGTGTACAATGGCACTAATACCGCCACTCTGGCTTGTATGAAACAGCAGATTGCTGATTTGGCTGCGTTAAGTGAACTTGTTGTTCCGCAACGTAAAGTGTGTGATACCGGTTGCTGCGGTTCTAACTAGTGAATCTCATTGAAAGGGCGGTTTCATTCCGTCCTTTCCTCTTTTTAAACTCAAACAATATATTACCATGTATACCAATTCACAAATTTTATCAGCAGTGTTGAATAAATGGCTGCAACCTGTAGTGCAGCAATTCTCCGCACAAAAAATGGGATCGTTTCCTTTTGTGCAGATGATTGAGACCAAATTGAAATCAACAGGTTTCGTTAAACCCAGCTGGAGTCTTGCTGCGGAATTATCTCCGATAATGCAGAATGTCAGTGGAACTATCATAGAACCTATCATTAACCGCTATATCTCACAAGTGCCGGATGATGCATTGCCCGAAATGGCTCACAAAATAGTGGATGATGCTATTAAAAACGGAGGGTTGACACTGATGGATGGAAAGGTTGTTTTTGAAAAGGAAGACATGGAAGAACTGAAAACCTTGCTTGAATATAACCTGCCTTTGATTCCTAGAGAAGAATACATCGTCAAGACAGCGCCTGATAAGGAAGCTGACGGCAGCGATGAACCCCAACCGAAGTCGGACGGTATAAGTTCCGACATAGAATAATTCTTAATATATATCCATTATGATTCAATTGACTCCGATTGCAATCGCTGCTACCAGCCAGCAATATCTGACTAATGTAGTGGAGAATTTATGCCAGGCTTATTGCGCTGAAAATGGTGTACAGCCTACTGGCATAGTTAATTTTACTGTCGCAGAACAGCAGACGGTGAATACCCAGACTGTTGTAACCATCAATGCAGCAGTGCTTGTTGCTTACACTCCTAAAGGATCATGCCGTTCTGTTACCAAACAATGGGTTGAGCAGTTTAAGGTAGCCTTTATCGGTGCGGCCGGTGCTGTTCCTACGATTACACTTACTCCTCTTGTTACTCAGGTTACTCCTGAGAATGTAAAGTGCTGTAACCGTGCGTTTGGTGTGAGCCTGGCTACTCCGTTGACCATTGCGGCCACCTTTCCGGCTGCTCCCACAGCTTGATAGGATTATAACTCAAAAGTCATTAAAACCTGTAAAAAAGAAAAGGGAGAAAAAAGTTTGAGTTTGCTCCCCGCTTTATTGTGGGGAGTTTACTTTAATATCCTATAATTATGAAGACTAAAGAAGAAATGATAGATCGCTACCATGAACTTTATGAAAAGATGGTGGCAAGTAAAGATTCGAAGAATATGAAGATATTCGGTGAAACTGAAAAGTATATGTTCAAGGCTGTCGCGGCAGCTCATCCTGATCTGGCCGAAAACTGGTTGTCGCATTTGGAGGCTGTTTGTTGGGACAATTATCTATCCGAACACGAGGCAATGAATATCAGCAAACGTATTGTCAACCAAGATGGAATGAAAGGATTTCATTGGTCCTATGATACTTTTGAGAAAACGGTTGAATCGCTTGGAGGAGTATGTGAAGACAAACCGCATTATAACAGTTATGCTTTATGGGTAACTGCCAATATGATTTATTCGGATCATGCCAAGAGCATCGCAGAAGATATGGGGTATAAATCTCCGGCAGAAGTTCCTGCCGAAAAAATGGCTTTATCCTGCTATCGCAAGGCTGTAGAAAACCTTAAGGATGTTGATTCCGGGTTTCATGTACGAAGGTATTTTAAGCACAAAATGTACGACGATTCAGCTATGTGACCTGGATAAAAAATTAGATAAAATAATCTCCATGATTGAAAAACTGGACGGTCTGAAAGGTTTCGGCTCCAATGTACTGGCAAATGTTGTAGGAGATATAATCATGGGTAGGTAACTGTAAGGTGTTTTAGAAATAAAGCACCTTTTATTTGTGTTATATAGAATAATGTTTTTTGATTGGTTTCAATAAATATTTAGTCTAGTTTTAATACTAATTAATTTTTTATTTATAGCTTTGCAAAAAATATAATAACTTATTATGAAAAAAATATTTATTTTATTATCTCTGATTTTGGGGCTAAATTCATGTTCTCCTTCTAAAAGTGAATATAACAAGTTGTTAAATGAAAAAAAAAATTTAGAGGAAAATAATAAAG